AAGCAAAAGAAGAAGCGGAAAAGAAAAAAGCCGAAGAAGAAAAGAAAAGAATAGAAGCTCAAAAAAGAGCTTCTGATAAAGACAAGCTTTTATACCTTGCCGAAAAGATTGAGGCAATAGAATATCCACCAGTTAGAAGTGAAAAGGCAGGGAAAATATTATCAGAGGTTCAAAGTTTATTAAAGAAAGCAGAAGTATTATTAAAAGAGGGGGCAAACAATGACAAAAAATCAAATTAAAAAAACAGAAGGACAAGTCCAGAACTCTCCGGCAGTACTAATACAGCAAGCAGTACAAGGCGGTGCTGACCTTGAAAAGTTAGAAGGATTATTAACCTTGCAAGAGCGTTGGGAAGCAAACGAAGCAAGAAAAGCCTATCATCAGGCAATGTCCGAGTTTAAAGCAAACCCACCGAAAATTGAAAAGGACAGAAAGGTTGCATATAAAGAGGTTCGCTATTCTCACGCTTCACTAGCAAATGTATGCGAAAAGATTAACTCAGCCCTTAGCGAATATGGTTTATCAGCTTCCTGGAATGAAAAACAGGATAACGGAACAGTAACCGTTACCTGCAAGATAACCCACTCCAAAGGCCACAGCGAGGAAACATCACTTACAGCTGGTCCGGATAACACAGGATCCAAAAACGCAATCCAAGCAATCGGCTCAACAATAGCTTATCTCCAAAGATATACACTCCTTAGTTTGACTGGGCTGGCAACCTACGATCAAGACACAGATGCAGTCGGCCAAGATACCATAAGCAAAGAACAAGTATCAGAGATTAAGAAAGGGTTAGAAGACTTAGGCGGAGATATAAAAAAGAAAGAGGAAAAACTTCTCAAATATTTAAAAGCCGATAGCATTGAAAAAATTGCAAAGCCGAACTATCAAAAAGCAATGGCAGCAATTAAGGCTACACCGAAAGCAGCTAAGAAAGCACCTGTCAAAAAAACTAAAGATACAAAAGACAGCCTACAGGACATCAGAGCAGAGGTCATCAAGGAAGGCGAGAAAAAAGGATATAAACCCGGGAATACAATCGAGAAAATAGAACAGCACTTCAATCAGGGTTATTGGGAAATGAGTGAGGAGCAATTGTTAGATGCTTTAAATTTGCTAAAAGAAGGTCAATTATAATTTGACAAGCCTCCAGAAATATGAGAGAATAAAAGTGCGATGAAAGTTTATCGATTAACCACAAGATCAAAAACTAAAGTCCCGGGGAAACCTACCATAATAGGCTTTCATCGCACCCGGGGCTTTTCTATTTTTGGAGGTTGTTATGAGAAAGAATTCAGGTAAGCATACAAAGTTTCACCGTAATTTAAGGAGGAGAAATTATCATGGTAATTTTGCAAATACCTCAATTAAGCAGTGAGTGGTTTCAAGAAAAACTGGGCAAGCCTTCAGCGTCTAAAGCCTCAAAAATTATAACTAATGATGGAAAACCAAGTAAGCAAAGAGAAGGATACCTTTACGAGCTTGTCAGCCAAAGACTATCCGGCAGGCACGAGGAAACTTATTCTAACAGGAATATGGATGTCGGGCTGGAAAGAGAGGAAGAAAGCCGGAGTTTTTATGAGATGATTCATGGGGTTGAAGTTGAACAGGTAGGTGTGATTTACCCTAATGAAAAAAAAGAGTATCTATGTAGCCCTGATGGAATTATTAACAGAGAATATGGGCTAGAGATGAAAAATGTAATTGGCAAGACTCAAGTTAAGTATTTAGTCAAAGGAGAACTACCTTCTGAATACTTTTCTCAAGTCCAGATGTCATTACTTGTAACAGGGTTTAAATATTGGGACTTCTTTTCCTATTATCCAAGTATCAAGCCTCTTATTGTCAGAGTAGAACGAGATGAGAAGTTTATCCAACTATTAGAGGTAGAACTCTCATTGTTTTGTAAGGAACTTACAAAATTAGAAAAAAAACTCAAGGGGGAAAAATGAACCAAGTAGCACTAATCGGTAACATAACCAAAAACCCAGAACTAAGACATACTCCATCCGGCACAACAGTTTGTAATTTTACAGTAGCAGTGAACGAAAAATACAAAGATAAAGAACAGGCTTATTTTATACCAGTAACAACTTGGGGCAAAACAGCTGAAAATTGTAATGAATACCTTACCAAAGGAAGCAAGGTTGGCGTTGAAGGCTCGCTCCAACAACAAAGATGGGAAGATAAACAAGGCAAGAAAAGAAGCAAAATATTTATTATTGCAAGAAGGGTGGAGTTTTTAAGCAGAAAAGAAACAAACAAAGAACAACAAATAAACTTGGAAGAATAATATGAATCCAATATATAAAATCAAAATAGAAAATGGAAAAATTTATTGGCCAGAAGTTTATCTACCAGATGGAGAATACGAACTTATAATCAGGAAGCCTAAGAAGGGAAGAAGCTCAAATCAAAACCGATATTATTTTGGGGTTGTTTTAAGGTTACTTTCTGATCATACCGGATATAGTGTCGATGACTTGCACGAAACAATGAAGAGTATGTTTAATCCTCTTAGATTAGAATTTAATACTAAGAAAGGAACAGAAGCTATCCGGGCTAGCAAAAGCACAACCGAATTAACTACCGTAAAAATGGAAGAATATCTATCTCAAATAAGGGAATGGGCCTCACAAAGTTTAGGAGTATTTATCCCATTGCCCAATGAGGTTGATTACTAGGAGGGGGAATGGATAAAAAACACATGCAATTATTAAAATGGATGCGTCAAAAAAAGATATTTTCTACACATGAGGTAATGCAATGCGGATTGGATATGTTTTACGCAAGAGCAGACAGAACGAAAAGAGATTTCATGAAACAAGGATTGATCAGGAAACTAAGCGATTGGGAAAAAGAAATGCGTAATTTAAAAAGTAAAGATGCTTATTATATAACTAACGAAAAGGAAATAGAAAATTACTTACAACCAACACTTTTTTAATATAAATAAAAAAGATTTGACATTTACAAAAATATTTGATATGATTAGGTGATAAAAAAAATAGGGGCTGAAATGGAACAAGAGAGAGAAAGAATAACCAATCGACACATTGCCAAGGTATTATCAAGACTTGCTGAATTAAATTTACCTGCCGTTGTCCAAGATGAAATCAAGCGACAAATGTGGTTCCTTTCTGATGATTTAAAAGATATGTGGAAACAAGGAATTTGTGATGGAGAACAAAAAGAATAAAGATCCTGCCGTTTTATTTTACACTTCTGATTTTCTTACTGGAACTTTAACGATGACCGATGAGCATGTTGGTATGTATATCCGCTTATTGTGTTTACAACACCAGAAAGGAAGGCTTACTGAAAAAGATATGCTTTACATATGTAAAACATATGTAGAAGATGTGTTTAACAAGTTTACCAAAGATGCCTCTGGGAAATACTATAACAAACGCATGGAAGGCGAGTCTTTGCGTAGAAAAGCCTATTCAGAGAGCAGAAGGCTCAATGTTTCCAAGAGAAAAGACAGAAGAAGAACAAAAAAAAATAATTCTACATATGTAAAACATATGGAAACTGAAACTATAAATGAAACTATAACTATAATTAAAGATCTAAATTATATTTGTAATACTAATTATAAACCTACCACTCCTAAAACCAGAGAACTTATCAAGGCCCGGCTGAAGGAGGGCTTTACTCCTGATGATTTCAAGATAGTTCATCGCAAAATGACTAAGCTCTGGGGTAATGATCCTGAAATGGTTGGTTATCTAAGGCCACAAACCCTATATGGAACAAAGTTTGAAAGCTATCTTCAGAAGATAATTCCTACAAACAAACTAAGCAGGGCCGGTAGTAAAGCCATGCAGGTTGGCCAAGAATGGTTAAAAGAGAAGGAGGAAGAAGAAAATGGAAAAAAATAAATTTGTTGGGATCATGACTGGCTTGTGTGAAATGTATAACAAAGAACCAAGCAAGTTCTTAATCAACACTTACTATGAAATATTTAAAAAGTTTACTACTGACGAATTTGGCAACGCAGTAACTTCTTGTC